GTTCCTCGACATCCCTTAACCCCGACCCTATCGGGGCTCACGGCAGGGTCAGGGGTTACGCTTGAGCCAGCGTTCGATCCAAGCGTGGACACCTACGCCATCACCATCCACGAAGGAGAAAGTGCGAATTTCACTCTGACAGCGGAAATACCGGACGGTGTGGAATGGGGATACAACGATTTCGCCGCAGCGATCGGCACTGTCAAATACGAAAACAGCTCCACGGTAAGCATAAGCAAGCCGGACGACAATACGGCAGAAATCAACGTATCCCTTAATTTCTACAACGCAGATTCCGCAAAAGTTGAAATGTATGTCCACACCGATACGGACGCAAAAAAAATAACCGTAAATGTCAGCAAGACATGAAAATAACAGCCGGAGGCGGCTTTCCGGCCTCCGGCTTACCTTTTAGGAGGGCAAATTGAAACTTTCAGAAATGACCAACGATCAGGCCGCCGATGCCATGATCCGCCTCGCCGAACCCATCGGCGCGATCTGCGATGATGAAGAAGCCGTGAAGATGATCGACGAGTACAAGCACCGCTATAAAATGCCCCTCTTTTACGCCGTCGGGAAGATGATCCCGACCCTCGTCGGGTATCTGCTGAAAAAGCGGAAAGCGGAGCTTTACGAGATCATCTCCATCCTCTCCGGCAAAAAGAAATCCGAGATCGGGAAGATGAACTTCGCCGAGACTGTTTCCGTCCTCCGGGATTCCTACGATGACACCCTCTCCGTTTTTTTTCGCTCATCCGGCAAGCAACTCCTGAGCGCCGTCAAAAAGTCGTCTGCCATCTCCTCCGCCACGGCTGGCACGGCTGGTACGCCCTGAGATGCCTGCTGGATGAAGACGAGAAGCAGCGGAAGTACAACGATTATGTCGCCATCGTCCAGTCCCTTATAGGACAGGTTCTCTGCGCCTACATGGGCGGGGACTGGCCCCTGCCGAACTACGGCGAATACATGTACCCCGAACGCCACAAAGAAGACACGCAATCCTATGAGGAAATCAAGCAATCCCTCATCGCACGTCTTACCAAATAAACAAGGAAAGGAGGCGGATCAATGGACGCATTTACGCTGGTTGCACGGCTGACGCTGAACAAGCAAGAATTTGAAACCGGCATGGCGCAGGTCGAAGGAGATCTGAAAACCGATAAATTCACCAGCCCCTTCGGCGCTTGGGGTGTCACGGTCGGCAATCTTGCGTCTCAGGCTTTTACAAGGGTTTTCCGTGCCGGTGTCAATTTTGCCAAATCCATGCTCACTACCGGCATGAATTTTGACGAGATGATGAGTTCCGTCAAAGCTGTCGCTAACCTCGGCGAAAAGGATTTTGAAAAAGTCCGCCAGCGGGCTATTGATCTCGGCGCTTCCACCAAATTCACCGCCGAAGAAGTCGGTGAGGCCTTTTACTACATGGGCCTTGCCGGTTGGAAATCTGAGGAAATGCTTTCCGGTATCGAGGGCGTTCTGAACCTCGCCGCCGCCTCCGGGGAAAACCTCGGAACCGTTTCCGATATCGTCACCGATGCCATCACCGCCATGGGCCTGACCGCCGATGATACCGCGCATTTCGTGAACGTTCTCGCCGCCGCCTCCACCAACTCCAACACCACCGTTGCCATGATGGGTGAGGCCTTCAAATATCTTGCTACTACCGGCGGCGTTCTCCAGTACAGCATCGAGGATGTCGCTTCCGTTCTCGGCCTTCTGGCGAACAACGGCATCAAGGCCGGGCAAGCTGGTACATCCATGCGGCAGATTTTGAACACCCTGATCGCCCCATCTGACAAAGCGGCGAATGCTATGAACGCCCTCGGCCTTTCTCTATTCGAAGTCGGAACCGATAAACGAAAGCCTCTCATGCAGGTCGTCCAAGAACTGCGCCAGATATTCGCCGATGCTGATTTTGACCTCGGCGGAAAAGAGATCGCAGACGCACAGGAACAAATAGATGAAATAAACGAATGGTACGACAAAGCCCAGCTTGAGTTACAAAAGAATGGATACTTCTGGGGCTGGAATGATAAAGGCGAATCCGAACTGTGGGACGCGGATAGAGTTGAGCAGGAATACAATTCTCAGCTACACGAAATCGCAAATTTCAACGAAAATTTTCTTGCTAAACTGTCCGACATTGGCGGTCTGCGCGGCATCTCCTCCTTGTTCGCCCTGATGAAATCCAATGACGATGACGTAAACCAGTTAGTCGAAGCTGTCGGCAAAAGTTCAGAAGGCCGCGGCTCTGCTGCCGAAATGGCCGCTACGATGCTTGATAACTTGAAGGGCGATGTCAACCTTCTTACCAGCGCAGTTGACGGCCTGAAAGTTGCCTTGTTTGATGAGATCAAATCCGATACCCGCGATTATGTACAGATGGTCACGGAAGGTATCACAGGATTAACTAACCTGATCAAGCACGGTCAATGGGAATGGACCGCCGAGGATGAGAAGAACGAAGCCATCGGCAACGCCGAAGCCGATGCCGCCGAGGCCCAGGGTATCGTCTCTTATATGGACAGCCTGATAGAGAAATACGGCCAGGCTGCCACGAAATCCGGCGAATGGGCCACCGCGATGGGCCGCCTGCAGCAGCTTTTCCCCGACATCAACGGGGCCATCAAAACCGAAGGCGATAATTTAAAAGAAACCACCGAGAGTATGCGCCAGCACATCGAGATGAGCAAGCAGAAGGCTATCGAGGACGCGAAGCGCACCTACCTCGCCGATCTACAAAAGCAGTACAACGACAACCAAGTGGCCCTCGGCAAATTGGAAATTGGTCAGGATCTGGCCGTACGGACTCAACTTGAAGACGCGCGGAAAATGGCCAATATATATCTGAGCAACCGCCAATCCGCCGAAAACATGTTCGGCCAGGGCTACCGCTCCACTACCGATGAATTTGCCGCCTATAACACCGTCGAGGAAATCGTCTCCGCCCTCCAATCCGGCAAAGTTGGCCTTGACAGTTTTATGTCCTATATCGAAGCCTCTCAGAACGAGCTCGACCTTCCCACCCTCCAGTCCCTCCGCAAGCAGTACGAGAAATCCCAGACCACCTACGAAAGCAACGAGCAGCAGATCAAGGCCCTCACCGATGAGGCTATCGACCTGCAGACCCAGCTCTCCGTTGCCGAGGACGCCATCGCCCGCCTCGCCGAAGCTGCTGAAAGTTCCGCCGCTGCCCTCGCCGCCACCCCCGACATTCCCGCCGATCCCGGCGAGCACGCCGCCGGCAACTGGTTCGTTCCCTATAACGATTACCCCGCCCTTTTGCATCGCGGTGAGGCCGTCCTCACCGCCTCCCAGGCCCGCCAGTTCCGCGAAAACGCCTCCGGCGCGAACATCGATATTTCCGCCCTGACCTCCGCTATCGTCGGGGCCGTCCAAGAAGGCCTCCGCGATGCCCAGTTCAACGCCTATCTCGATGGAAACCGCGTGACAAGGGAAGTGAGCCGGATCATGAACGATCAGATGATGTTAGCGAGGTGATGGCATGAAAACCCGTTATGAAGTATTCCTGAATGATATTTCCCTTTCCAGCCTCAACGACAATATCGCCATCACCGACATTTCCTACCCTGCCCCATCCATTGAACACAGCGTTTCACAATACGCCGGACGGGACGGCGGTTACGTTTCCGGCAGCAGGAAGTCGGAAGCTGTCGTGGTCGTTTCCTTCGAATTGCACATTTATAACACGCAGGAACGCCAAGCCGCCTGTCAGGAAGTCATTTCGTGGGCAAAAAACGGCGGCAAACTGCAAACCTCCGACCGCGTAGACCAGTATCTCCAATGCGTCTGCCGCAAGCTCCCTTCCATTGAAAGTGCACTCAAATGGACGGACACGCTGACCGTTGAATTCGCCGCCTACGCCATCCCTTACTGGCAGTCCGAATTTGCGTCAGAAGCGGCCTTATCCGGGACTGATGCTTCCGGGGTGGTATTTGTACCGGGCAACGGTAAAACCCGCGCAGACGTTAAAATAACCGCCTCTGCGGCCCTTTCCTCCGTCACCGTAGGTTTTGGTTCTGCTTCCATCACTTTGTCCGGCCTCAACGTCTCTGCCGGGGATGTGATCACCTTTTCCCATGACGAGAACGGAACCCTCTATATCAAGCAGGGAACCGTCTCCCTCCTTCTCCACCGCACCCCGGCTTCTTCCGATGACCTTGAAGCCGATTGCGGAACTATCCCTATCTCTATTACCGCTTCTTCCTCTGTTGAAGCTGTTTTCAGCGCAAAGGGGGTGTGGAATTGACTGTAGTTTCCCCGATGATTCTTGATTCTTCCGGCAACGTCCTCCGGCGGATCGACCCTGTGGACGAGTCCCTCGATCTCCAACTGGAGCCGCTTTCAAGCGCGGAGATCGAGCTGAAACCCGGCGATACCATCCCGGAGCGTTCCTGGGTCTCCGTGTACACAGAACACGGCCTCGCTGGAATCTTCCGTTCCCGCCCCCAACGGGACAGATACGGTGAGCGTTCCTCCCGCGTCTCCCTCGTCCACGGGGCCTGTGAATTAAACGACTACCTGACCACGAAGGGCGGAGATCAGGAACAAGACCCCGCCAACACCGCCATCGCCTATATCATGCAGTTTTACTTAGGCACCCACTGGCGGCTCGGAACCGTTTCCGCTACCTCCTCCGTCGTGTACCAGCTCAACGGCTACGGGGTTTTGGATGCCATCATGGAGATCATGGAGCAGTTGCCCGGCTACATGCTCGTCTTTGATCAGTCCGTCACCCCGTGGACTTTGAACGTCCTCCCCCGCCCGGAGACCGTCTCCGCCGAGGGCCGTCTCTCCCGCAACATCTCCTCCGTGGAGATCAGCCGGGATGATTCCTCCCTCTGCACCCGCGTTTACTACGGCGAAAACGATCTTTTTGTCGAGGACGCGGCAGCTATCCAAAAGTACGGCGTGATCGAGTACCGCATCAATGATTCCGGTCTTACCAATGCACAGCTTGCCGCCATCGCGCAAGCTTACCTTGACAACCATAAGGCCTCGAAGCTCTCCGTTTCCATCTCTGCCATCGACTTTTATAACGCCACCGGCGAACCCCTCGACCGCATAACCCTTGGTTCAAAGTACCGCCTCGCTATCCCCGACGCGGAAACGGAAGAAAACCGGGTGATCGAAGCTATCATCTGTTCCATCCGTTACGACAGCGTTTTCAGTAACAACCCGCAAATCACCCTCGCCTCTGACCCGGACACCATCATTACCTTCCTCAAGAAGCAACGCCGCTCCGGCGGTTCCGCCCGGCAGATTGCCAAAGAAGAAGCACAAAAACAGTATGAGCATTTTGTAGAGGAGACGGTCGCTTACCGGAAGGAAATCTACCGGGTCAACGGGGTAGAGTACGACGAAAAAGGCAGGGTTAAATATGTACAGGCTACTGACTCTCAAGGGAACCCTATATGGGAAACAGACGAGCAGGGCCATTACATTTATGACGAAGACGGCAACAAGATCCCAGTATATGCCGTAGACAACGCAGGAAACAAAATCCCAGTATACAATCCAAACAGCAACGGAAGCATCTCCGGTCAGATCATCCAAAGCGCACAGCGGATGGCGACCATCATCAAGCAGTCCGGCACCGTGACCGAAGTATTTGATAAAACAAAGGATTATGTAATTGGTGACTGTGTTCTGTACCCGGATGCCAACGGAAACCCGTACCGGTTTACCAAAGACCATGATGCCAAAACGGACTGGAAGGGAACCGGTGAGAACGGGGACGTGGAAGCCCTCGGAACCCTCCAAAGTCAGATTGACCAGAACGTGGACTATACTGCTTCCATCTACGGAACGGTTACGGACCTTGGCGGTGACGTTCGTCAGATCAAAGGGTCTACGATTTGGCAAAACGAAACCGCCATTGCGAACATCATTGGAACGGTGGAAATCGACAAAGACGGAAATCTCAAAATAAAAGACGGTAAAGGTCTTTACGTCACCGGTGATTCCACTATCAACGGCTTCATCAAGGACAACCAGATGACCGCCGGTTATCTGATCAAGAAGATCAACGGAGATGAGACGGAAGCGGCCGTCAAAGCGGATAAAATTTATCTTGATGCTGATAAAACCGTTAAAGTCGGTGAAGCGTTATTCATTACTACAGGTGGTGCGTTCTGGGTTAAACGTAATGCGACCTTTGGTAATAGAGCGGGAGAGTTTGTCACGATCAACGGCGGTACAGTAAACGCTCCGACAATTCAAGTTAATTCTGGAGGATCGCTTCAATTCAGTCCCGGTTCTCAGTCTGGAACTGCTATAAGTATCAATCATACCACCGCCGCAAGCCTGATTACTGACGTTCATATCAAAGGGCCGAGCGAAAACGATAATTACTATACGCTGGAATATAAGAAAATAGGTACTGGAGCGTACACATGGAATCCGACTACAGTTAAAATTCCAGTTTCAGCAACTTCCGGGCTGACCGATGCTAACGTTACCAATAATATTCTGACCCTGACAAAATCAGATGGTTCGACCGTAAATTTTAGTAAAGCTACCTCTGTCACCGGCGAATGGGGTAGCAGAGCAACGCCGGAAAGTTCTCCCGCTCCAAACGGCACACTGTATGTAAAGGCTACGCAGACCAACAGGAACACCACTACAGGGCAGGATGAAACCACCACCGTTGGCAGTATGGACATCCATCTGCACAACGCCGGGCATTGGGGTAGCGCTTCCACTTCCGGAGAAGATGTCAATACCTATTATTATCGGGTGATAGCCTCGCAGGGAATCAGTGCCACTATGTCGGAAACGGGTCTCAGCTTCAATGTGGATGCAAGCGGTCGGTATACTGCCGGGCAGCAATCTATCTCTTATAGCCTGACTTCAGCTACCACAACCGAAACAACGACTCCTCTTTCTCAAGGTGTTTACGGTCTATATCGGACTGTAGACGGTACTGCGGAACAAACCCCGATTGCCTATTATGAGGTTTCCGGTGGAACGGGTGCTTCTGGCACAATTACAGACATCATCCTTAGAGGCGATAAAGTTACTTACAATTCGACCTCGGAAATGATTAAGGTTCTTCTTCGGACAACAGGTACGGACATCTCGAACGCTCCATTCGATGATTATGTTGAGCTTTCTGTATCTGCTTCTGCTGTTGCACTTAGTAAGGGAAATCTTACTAACACAAGCACAGATAGTTTCGATAATGTCTATGCAGGAAGATATTACATTTCACGAAGTTCCGGTGGACTTTTTAAAGTTGAAAATGTCAATACTATAACCGCTTCCGTTTCCTCGCTTGCTATCAATCTTGAACTCGCCGTTCCTACATCCACGCTGACAACATCAGGACTAACCAACTGGGATAGTACGGATCATGTTTATAAATATGATTTAACAGCATCATTATCGGTTGATAGTACAGGAAATACATTAAAACGGCAAGTGAAGGAACTGACTTTAAACCCCACCGATGCCATTAACTATGGAAAAACCCTTGTCACGATTGACACTATCACTCTTGGAACCATTACGGCAAATTCTTCCGCAAGAACTGCAACCGTTCGCACAACAGTTACTCTTGACAATGGCGAAACAAAAACCGCTGATGTCGATGTAAGCACGATCTATCAAGCTGGTTTGGACGGTGGTCCTGCAATCTCAAGCGCACCGTTCATTGCAAGGCTTGTTGATAATGACAATGTGTTTATCAGAAATCGGCAGAAAACCGTTAATGTATCAGCCATTTATCAGAAAGGCGTAGATGATGCTACGCCGTCCACATATTATGTGTATGTATATTCTTCTACCAATACCGGGCGTTGTGCTTGGTATGGGCAAAGGTCTGGCGGATCAAGACAGCATTGGATTCCTCATAATGCCAAAGTTATTCTATTGGATGCTTCAATTCAGTCTTCCGGAAGAACTCATGTCGGCTATTATGATGACAGTCGGAATTACGTCACAGGCTACATTACGTCTACCCTGCTACATACAAGCGCCAAATCTGGCTATTCAAGCCCCACTTATGGCTGGGCTGATGACGGCGGTGGAGGCGGTGATGATCCAACACCTGGTGTTGTTATCAAAGGGGTATACAGTGGAGGTTATAGTGGTGCTGGTAGAGTTGCTATTTAGTATTCCAATGGCTCTG